GTTTTATTGATCGCTATGGCATCTAAAAATAAAAATGATCAAGTAAATCATCCTAAATATTATACTTCTGATCCTAGTGGTATTGAATGTATTGATATCACTCGTCATAGAAATTTTAATATAGGTAATGCTATTAAATATCTATGGAGAGCTGGTCTTAAAGAAGACAAAGATCGTAAGCTTATTGATAAACAAGTTGAAGATCTTAATAAAGCTGTTTGGTATCTTGTAGATGAGATTCATCGTCTTGGCGGTAGATGTACTGTTAAGACTGATTCAATTAATACTTGCTTACCTATTGATAATGAGAGTATCATTGATGCTGTTATGAATTATTCTAAAGTTGTTGATGGCGTTTGTAAAACTCTTTTAGGTGTTGGTGGTAATAATGATGAATGTAGAGGTATATTACGTCGTACAATTGAAGATCATATTGATTATTGGTATAGAGTTCAAAAAGATGGTGGACAAACTAAACTTGATATGTAATGAAATTTGTTAGACCTGTTAGTGTTATTCATACAGCTCATAATCTCAAAGGTGGCTTGCAATTAGCTGAATTTGCTGGTCGTCTTTGTTATAAATCTGAAGGTAAGACTGCGCCCGGAAGTTACGTTAAGTTTCTTTTGATGCTTATTGATAAAGGTCATACTTCAATTCTTGAGCACTGTCCTATTTATGTTTGTGGGTATCATGATATGATGAGTATTGAAATGATAAACATTAGACATTCTGCTTTTTCTCGTTTTGTTTCTGATATTAAAGATGCAAGACCTGATTCTCATTTCTATTATATCTATACTAATCTTCGTGTTGTATATAATGAAAGTCCTGAATTAGCTAAAGCTCTTATTCAAACTTCTACTATGAAAGGTGATGAAATTTGGAAAGCTCATGGTGTTGCTTGGTTTGTTCCGAAATTCGATCATCCTTTCGCTCGTATGAGTGCATATATAACTACTCTTAGGAGTGTTGTTGATGAACTTGTACGTGAACGTGTTCAATCAGATGCAGTTGAATCAACTCGTTGGTGTGATTATTCTAATGAAGGTAGATTTGATGGTATTTCTTTTTGTCTTCCTCATTGGGTTGAAGATTCGACTTTTAGTGCTTGTTTTAAGAGATTTCTTAAAGATGTTGAAACTATTGAAAAGAATGAAGATAAAATTCAACGTCTTTATGATCTTGAAGATATTGCTTTTTGTTTATATCAAAATGATACTAATATCGCAAATAAGCGAGCATATCATTATATCAGATGTTGCATCATGGATGAGATCTTTTATAATGAAGCTAAAGATGAACTTGATTTACCTGCTCAAGATGCACGTGAGTATTTGTTCTTAGGTGTTAAGAGTGAAATGTATTATACTGGCTTTAATAAAGAGTGGGATAACATCATTGATAAGCATCTTTATGATAAGTATGGTAAAGCGCATCCGAATATGCACATTACTATGCAACAATGTAAAGATCATCTTGACGTAATTAGAACTTCTCAAAAAGCTATTACTGATTCAGATCATGGCGGAGAAAGTGAAAGTGCAGGTGAATAGATTGCCAGCATTTATACCTCTTGATGTTTATATTAAATATTATGGTAAACCTACTACTGTATTTGAACAAAGTAATTTAGATTTACCTGTAAGTTATTATGATACTCTAACTGAAGGTATGAGTCTTATTCATAGACCTTTTGTTGCAGGTTGGGCTAGTGTTCCTACTAATACTTTATTAGTTAAGGATACAATGGTTCGTTTTAAAGAGATTGAAGATTATAGTCATTACCAAACTGAATTGAATTTCGATGAATCTGTTTGAAATACAAGCTAATATTGATAGGATATTAGAATATGCTACTGAGAATGGTGGAGATATAGGAGAAAGTGGTGCTGAGGAACTTGCGATTAGTGAAGAAGAACTTGGTGAGAAACTTTATGCTTATGCTTTTGTTATAGATCGTTATAACACTGATATAGCATTACTTAAACAATACAAGCAAGCTCTTGATGATCGTGTTAAACGTACTGAGAAAAAAATTAAACGTCTTAAAGATGTTATAGCTGAATGCGCGTATAAGTATGGTGAACCGGTATTAAAGAAGAATGCTGAAACAGGTATTAAAGAACCTACTGGTAGTGTGTCTCTTAAATATCCGAATATTACTATTAGTGTTCGTAAAGGTCAGGAAGTTGTTACAGATACGGAAATGTTTAATAGCTTTCTTAATCAAATGTATCAATATTTTGAAAATCCATCTGTTGATACAGTACCTGCGAACATTGATGCAATTAAAGGTTTTATTGATGTTAAACTTGATAAAGGTTTAAATCTTGATAAAGCTAATAAGATTAAAGCTATTCTCGCTGAACATGGAATTGCTTTTGAAGAAGGTGATTTCAAATTCTATGTTAATAGTACTAATCTTAAAGAAACATTGAATCAATCTCCTGAAGGTCTTGATGCTTGGACGCTTCAAGAAAAGGATATTGTTACAATTAAGAAATAAACTTCTATTGAAACAAAGTATATTATGCCTTTTGTAAATTATCAAAGACGTCCTCTCGTATTTAATGAAATGGGTAAACCTATCAATGATTTGAGTATGGAGGATGCTATTAAAGAAGCAAATCTTGATTATAAAGTAGGTATTAAAGAGACT